GCTTCGCGATCTGCAGGACGATTGCGACAAGCGCGGCGGCGAGACACCGGAAGACCGTGAGAAATTCGACAAGATGGAGACGGCCATCACCGGACTGGAAAAGCGCATCAAGAACGAGGAGTTCTTAGCCTCAAAAGAAGCGGAACTTGCCCGTAGCGCTCGTGTCGCTGCCGGCGTCGTCAATGGCAACGGCAACGGGAACGGCGAGGGTTCATTCAACGGGACTGTATCTTTCGACACGATTCGCTACGGTTCCGTCGCCAATCGCGCCTTGTCGCGGATGGAATATGAAGAAGCCGTCTCGCTTAGCGTGCAAGGCTTCTTGCGCATGGGCAAACCCGGCGCCGTATTGGAGCAGCGCCACATCAACGCCGCAGTGCGGCTCGGTATCCCCGATCTGCGCGCCAGCCAGATCGATTTGCCGATCATCAAGGACTACCGGACCTTCCAGCGTGAGTATCGTGTCGGTTTGGATGTGGCGACTTCGGGCGCGGGCAAAGAAACTATCCCGCAAGGGTTCGTCTATGCGCTCGAGCAGGCGCTGCTTGCCTATGGCGGCGTCAGGCTGAACGCCACGGTGATCCGCACCGACTCCGGCAATGCGCTGCCTTATCCGACGATGAACGACACGACCAACAAGGGCGCGATCCTGGCCGAGGCGACGACTATCGGCGCATCGGTGGATCCGGCCTTTGCCCAGCTCATTCTGAACGCTTTCAAGTACTCGTCCAAGCCGATCCTCATGTCTTACGAATTGACGCAGGACTCGGCCTTCGATCTCGGCGCGCTCGTCGGCGATTGGCTCGGCACTCGCATCGCGCGCATACAGAACGACCACTTCACCACCGGCGCGGGCACGACATTGCCCAAAGGGCTGACAGTTGCCGGAGTAGTCGGCAAAGCGGCGGCCTCCATGACGACATTCACATCCGATGAAGTCATAGACCTGATTCATAGCGTCGATCCGGCTTATCGGCCGGGCGCGAGCTTCATGTTTCACGACACGATTTTGGCGACAATCCGGAAACTCAAAGAATCGACGACCAATGCATATATTTGGCAGCCTGGTCTGCAAAACGGCGTCCCGGATAGATTGCTCGGCTACCGCTACACCATCAATCAGTCCATGTCAGCGACGTTTACGACCGGGCAAAAGCTGGTTCTATTCGGCGACTTAAGCAAATATTTGATTCGTGACGTTTCGACGATTCGCCTCGTGCGGCTTGAGGAAAGATATGCCGACACGGATCAGATCGCATTTATTGCCTTCATGCGCACGGACGGCAATTTATTAGATGCCGGAACTCGGCCTGTGAAGTGGCTTGCGCTTGCTTAAGTGAGCGGGAGTGAATCATGGCTGAAGAAAAAGAAACTACCGTTAAAGTGTCCACCGTGCAGGATTTCTTTAGTGAGGAATACGGCTGGATCGGCGCGCATAAGGAATATGACGTGCGGCCTGATGTCGCCGAGCGTTGGATCAGCGAAGGTAAAGCGCTGGCGGCCGTCGAGGAAAAAAAAAGTTAATACCGGGCGCGGTAATTGAAACGCCGGAAGATAATATCGAGCACGAAACGGCAGTCATAAAACGCCGTCGGAAAAATGTACGATCTTAGCCGCAGGCCGATCCCGTCATTCGTCCTCAAAACACCGCCGGCCATCGAGCCGATCGGCATCGATGAGGTCAAAGCCCACTCGCGCATCGATCTCAACGAAGACGATTTATTGATCCAGAGACAGATTTTAGCAGTGCGGCAGATGATCGAGCGCATCTACGATATCGCCATCATTACACAGACCTGGACGATGTATCTGGACTGGCTGCCGGCCGATTCGATTGAGATTTTCAAAAGGCCGCTCCAATCGGTGACCAGCGTTAAATACACCGACGCCGACGGGTTAACGCAGACGATTGCGAACAATCTTTACATGGTCGATTTGAATTCACGCCCGCCGCGCATCGTAAAGCTCCAAAACGCCTCATGGCCTTACGTAGAGCCTCGCCCGGCTGCCGTGGCCGTGGAATTCGTGGCGGGATACGGCGACAAGCGCCAGGACGTGGCGCCCAATCTCATTAACTATTTGCTAATCAAGACCGCCGATTTTTACGAGAACAGGGAATCCTATACCGAGGCGAAGATCCAGGGGCTCGATTTTGTCGACAATCTTATTTCCTCCGAGAGGCTTTTTTCGCTATGAACGCCGGGCGCAATCGGGAAGTGGTGACGATTCAGGCACGCACCCAGGAGCAGGACGATTTCGGCCAGCCGATCGATGTCTGGACCGACTTTCAGAAGCTCCGTGCCGACGTGATGAAGCTCTCGGGCCGCGAGCAGTTTCTGGCCAAGTCGGTGGGCGCGGATATCACGACCCGCGTCATGACTCGTTATTGCGAAGGGATCCAAGCCGCAATGCGCCTGCTTTTTCGAGATGAGGTCTTGGATATCGAGGCGGTAGTGCCGGATCGTCGGCGCACGACTTTAGAGATTCTTTGTAAGGAAGTCGGATAGGGATGCAGCTCGAACTAAAAGGCCTGCAGGACTTGAACCGAAAACTCGAAGGGCGGATTCGCCGCCTCGAGCAGTCGATCCTTAGAAAAGCACTGTTAGCCTTCGCAGAACCCGTCAGGGCGCACGGCGAGCGACTGTCGAGGACATTGATATCACCGCGGCTTAAAGTCGTCACCTCGGTCAAAATGCGCGGTTCTAGCGGCACTGTGAAGATCGGTCCGTCCACGGAAATATTCGATACCGACGAAAATGGGCGGTCGGTGACGCACGCTAATGTCGCCTACTGGTGGGAGTTCGGCTTTAAGTTGCTCGGGCCGCCTTACCGTTCGCAACGGGGCGGGCCGGTTATCAGGCATTTCGGCGCCCGGCCGTCGATGACGCCGGCGTTCGAATCGCAAAAAGGCCCCGGCCTGGCGGCATTTGAAGCGATCATTCGCGAGAATCTAGAGAAGGAAGTCGCGTGACGTTGGAAGAAGTGATCGTCAATCAATTGCGTGGTTACCCGCCGCTCTCAGCGCTTGTCGGCACGCGCATTTATCCTAGCACCTATCCACAGAACGCCGTCCTGCCGGTGGTTATCTATCAGCAGACGTCGCGCCTGCCGGAATACTCACATGATGGCGCCTGCGGGGCGGAAGAGTCGCGCTTTCAAATCTCGGCGGTGGCGCCGACCTATTCGGTCGCGCGGCAAACGGCGGACGCCGTCCGCGGCGCTTTAAAACCGTGGGAAGATCACCAGGATGTGCAAAGCGGCATCACGATCGGCGGCGTTTTTATGGAAGACGAGCTACCGATTTACGTCGCCGCTGATGTCGAGAGCCAATCCAATCATCAGATCCTTGGTGATTATCGGTTCTTATGGGGGAATTAAATCATGGCTGTTCGAGCATTTAACGAAGCGACGGAGATCCGCAATCTCCAAAAGGTCATGGCACTGGCGCCGACCGCCGACTCTCTCGACGATATATTCGTCGCGCCAACGGTTACGACAGACGGCGTTTCATTCGTATATACCGGCCGCGAGATCGTTACGATCCGCAACACCCACGCCGCGAGCCCCTTTACCTGGACACTTAAAAGCGTCGCCGACTCGCTCAACCGCGTCGGCGATGTCGGGCCTTATTCACTGGCGGCGGGCGACCAGGCGACGATCCTGATCAATGGGACAGGCTTCACCGACGCCAACGGCAAAGTCACCATCGTGATGAGTGATCTATCTGTCAAAGTCGCCGTCAATCGCGCGCCGAGTCAGCTTTGAAGGAGTTTAAATCATGTCAACCTACATGCTGGCCAAGGGCAGCAAGCTTTACCGGAAAAATCCATCGACTTTGGCGTATGAAGAAATCCCGCAATGCACCGTTTTAACCGGACCGCAGATCCGCCAGGACTTCGACGAGATCACCAACCATTCAAGCCCCGGCGGTTATAAAGAATATGCGGCGACGCTCCGCGATGGCGGCGAGCTGCCGCTCGAGGTGCTATGGGACATCATCAATATTCCGATTCATATCGTCCTTTACGATGACGCGGTCGCCGAGCCGCTGCCTGTCCGATTGTGGGGCATCATCCTTCCCGGCGGCCTGCACGGCTGGGGCTTTCCCGGCTTTTTGACCTCGCCAAGCCCTAATCTCGATTTCACCAAGGCAATTCGCATGGGCGCCACGGTCCGGATCAGCGGCGCACCCACGCGGGTAACCACAGGAACGGCAGGGCTGCCCTAACAATGGAGAATGGAAAATTGATAATGGATAATGATCCGAACAATTCTCAATTATCAATTCTCAATTATTAATTATGCGTGCCGGCGTTCAACCGATAGAGATCGAGCTCGACAAGCCGCGCCGCTTGTTGCTGACGGTTGGCGGGCTCAAGGCGGCCGAGCGCGAGATCAACAAATCGCGCGGTCTTCAACCGCGCAAGGCCATTTTTCGCATAATGATGGAGGAGTTGCCGCAGGTCGAGCAGGGCGATGTCGGGATGGACTTCTGCGAGGCGATTCTCTGGGCCTCTATGCTGCACGAAGACCCCGATTTGCCGCTCGCCGCGGTCGGCTTGATGCCGTTC